GAGTCGACAGCGTTCGCACATCTAAAACAGACATGCATATTACGGTCGGTATTTACTTACGAGAAGACTTGAAAGATAATCCTCCACACAGAGCTGAAATTTTAAATGGGAGCTTTGATATGTATAGTGAATTGAATCTATGGCAGCAAGCATATGCTGCTATAAAACAAAATTGGCCGGAGTATACAGATATATGATGAATATATGGCAATTATTAGGGTACACCGGAGATAAACAATATCCAGAACAATCTATAACTAATATAGGACAATTTGCTCTTGTCAAATCTGGTGGGATTACGCCTACTAGAAAATTGTACCTAGGAAGTACACAATTACAAAATATATATTTAAGTTCTATAAAAATTAATACTATATATTATGGTAATACAGCGGTATTATTAAATTAATCTAAAACCCGCAAAGAGCTTAATCAATGCAGGTAATAACTTAGGTTGGATTTGGGCAGTAATCTCAGCTTTCTTTTTATTTTTCTAACAGAAGACAATTTAATTTAAATCAAACAAAATATGTAATTAAGTGAACATTTTGCATTGAAATATGTCGGATAGCGTTTGATAATACCCTGACAATATTGATAATTGAGAATTTAAAATATATAGTTATCAATAATAAAATATTACTACCTGCGAGTGTCAATTTTTGACTTCTCCAAACTCCATTGTTGAAATGAATTCGTATAATACGTCTATAGAATTCTTTGTACCGCCAACAGCGGATTCAGCCGGAAATACTTTTGTTTATGCCGGATAATTTAATAAATTTTTATAAAGGAAAAATAAATGGCTACAAAAATTAATGCAACTGAAGAAGTTGTGAATGAAGCAGTTGTAGAACAACCGGTTGTAGAGCAGCCAGTTGTAGAACAACCAAAAATTGAAAATGCTTCTGAATTAGAGATAACTGAAGCAGAGATTAAAGCATATTCAACACCTGCAAATTGGAATATCAAAGCTTCTGAAGAAGATGCTGAATATATCGAAGCTGTAAACTATAGCACGAATGAAACATTTGAAGGTACTATTGAAGAATTTAATGCCTTTCTGAGAGGTTAATATGGTGGGATTAGCTGATTGCCCAAGTGCAATAAATGATCCAAAAATAAATTTGAAAAACCATTTAGATGCTATCGAATATAGAGGCTTAGGGCCAGCCGATCCTACACAACCGAATGACGCTTTCTGGCTTGAAAAGGCCAGAAAATTTGGTGTATTGCCAGGGGATGCAAGAGGCAGATTGTGTGCTAACTGCAGATATTACGTAAATACAACATTTATTAAAGAATGTATTATGAGTACAGATACTCGTAATGTTAAAGCATCAGAATTGCCACTCACTCCCAAATGGAAAGATATAGAAAGCTTTCCAACAGCTTATTGTACATTGCTGGATATTACATGCTCTCCAATTAGAACGTGTGATTTTCAGCAAATGGGTGGGCCAATCGATGATGAAAAGTTTGAACTTCCTCAATATAGAGATATGCTTATGGAAGATATGATGGAGGAAGATGAATAATGTCTATTGTAAATGGTGCGCAAGATAATGTAAAAACAGTTGGCGATCCTTGTGCCAAATATGAATCTATGAAAGGTATATGGGATCGAAACAAAGCAATTTGTGGTGGAGAAAGATTTGTTAAAGATTTTGACAGTGTTATTGATACAATTTCGTTTAAAAATGTATTAATTCCTTTTTCAAATTCGATGTCTCAACCTCAATATAATTTCTATAAATCAGAAGCAGAGTTACCTGGAATTGTCTCTCAATTCACAAAAATGTTGGTGGGTGGGTTATTACGTAAACAGCCTTTATTGACTCTCCCAAATGGTTTTGACGAAAGTATACATAATTGGATTATAAATGAATTTGCTAGAGATGATTCTTCGCTATCTTCATTTATGGATACTGTATTATGGGAAGAAATTCAAACATCTAGATCTTGGATCTTTGTGGATTATCCAAAAATAGAAAATCCGGATAATCTAGATTCAAGTGAAATGGCTAAATATAAGCCATATCCTATTTTACAAAAAGCAGAAACCGTAATAAACTGGACTGTCAAACAAGATAATTTTGGTAAAAATATTTTAAGTAGAATTATTGTAAGAGGTTTGGAGGAATCATTTGTGGATAATGAATTCCATCCTTCGTATATTGACACAGTCTGGGTTCATGAGCTAGATGAAGAAGGGTTTTACAGAATTAGAAAATACTCTAAACAAGTGAATGAAGCCAAAAACACCATAATTAATGGACAAGAGTATAAAGATTACTCTAAACAAAAAGATATTTTTATATTGACAGAAATTATTGATAATATCTTGATGAATGGTGAAAAGCTTACATTTATACCTGCATGGCCAACAAATGGTTCGATAGAGATTATTGAACCTGTAATTTCCACAATTGTAGATAAAGAAATTGCTTTATATAATAAAATGAGTAGACGTAATCATTTATTATATGGTGCATCTACTTACACGCCTGTTATTGCTTCGGATATGTCTGACGATGAATTTTCAGCAATTGTAAATGCAGGTCTAGGCTCTTGGTTAAGAATCAGGCAAGGTGATACAGCAACCGTATTAGAAACACCAACAGCGGCTTTATCAGATATGGATAGAGCAATTGCCAATTCAATTGAAGAAATGGCCAGATTAGGTATCAGAATGTTAAGCCCTGAAACTGATCAATCGGGTGTTGCGTTGGAAATTCGTAATGCAGCTCAAACTGCTCAATTGGGAACTTTAAATACTAAAGTCTCAAATACAATGAAACAAATTATTTGTTTTATGATTAATTGGAGATATGGAACAGATCTTTCTCCTGTAGATATTAAGTTTTCTTTGTCGGAAGACTTTAACCCAATACCTTTAGGATCTGATTGGTTACGATTGGCAACTGAATGGTATCAACAAGGGCTTATCCCTAGATCTGTTTGGATTAATTTATTAAAACAAAACGATTTAATAAGCCCTGAATATAATGATGAAACTGCTGCTCAAGAAATTGCGGGTGATCAATTCATCATACCACCACAAACACAACAATTAAATGAGGAAATTTAAATGTCTTTAAATTCAAAAATCTCTGCTGCTTTACGCGGAAACAAAAACGCAATGGGGCCACATAAAAAACGTGCAGGCGCTGCAATTAAAGCAGGTGTAGCTGCTGTAACTGGTTCAGCTCTTTATAAGGCTGCTAAAAGTAAATTGAGCGGTGGCCCAAGAAAACCTTTATCGGCTGCTTCAAAAGCTGCTGCTTCTCGTGTAGCCGCTACTTCTACTAAAGCTCCTTCTATGAGAAGCCCATTAGCATCTGTAGCTAAAGCTGCTAAACCTAGTTTAAAAGCTACTGCTTCTATGGGTGGTGATAAAAACGTAGGATGGAAAGGAATGGGCGAACGTATTGCCGCTAAACAAAAAGATGATGCAGCTAAAGCCGCCAAATCTGCAGCAACAATGTCAAGTTCTAAAGCTAAAGCTTCTGCAAGCAATATTGGTAAAAACGATGTTAGCAATATTGGCGCTGCTACATCTAAAATGGCTTACGACAAGGCTAAAATCAAAAAAGGTCGTTTCAAAAACGTAGTGGGTTAAGTTATGCCTCTTAAAAAGGGTTATTCAAAGAAAACAATTTCAGAAAATATTGCCACTGAAATCAAGTCGGGCAGGTCACAAAAGCAAGCTGTGGCCATTGCTTTAGAAACAGCTCGTAGGTCAAAAAGGAAAAAGAAAAATGGCTAAAGGTAAGAAAGGCGGCGGTGGCCGTAAGTGCTAATTAAATAGGAAAATAAAATGGCCGTTAATGCAAATACAACAATATATGACAAAGCGCTAGATCGTGCTGCAATGATCCGTTTGTATGAAAGAAAAGTGAATGGCAAAATCGAACTTATTATTAACGGCCATACTATTCGATTAGACAAATTGATCAAAGAAGCCAAGCTATCTAAAAATGGTTTTAATAAATTTTATGATGATTTAGATAAAGAATTACAAAAAACTTACAAAGAAGTTTTCAATGTGTCTAAAAGATCTTTATTAGATTTAGCATCTGATCAATTATCTTATGTATACCAAAACTTAGAATCTGCAGTTGGACAAATTTGGCAAGTTGCAAGACCTCAAAGACGCATTGCCGAAGAGATTGTTTTAAAGAAACCTTTAATTCAAAATAAGAATTTGGAAGCAGGATGGATAGGTGTATCTCTGAATGAAAGAGTACGCATTGAATCTTTAATCCGTAAAGGTATGGCAGAGGGTAAAACTGTTGATCAAATAGCTTTAGAATTGAGAAAAGGTAATGTACATAATATAACCAGAATGCAATCAAGAGCATTGGTTGTGACGGCGATAACCTCTGTTCATGCACAAGTAGACCATGAGGTGTATAAAGCGAATGAAAAAGCTTTGCATGGTTGGCAATATGTGGCAGTATTGGACTCTAGAACAACACCTTTATGTGCTCACAGAGATGGTCATATTTATCCAACAGATGACACAGTTCATTTACCTCCTGCTCATTTCCATTGCAGATCCACTACGGTACCTGTATTCAAATCATGGGATGATATCGGTAAATTAGAAGGTGTTGCTCAAGTAAGAAAAAGAAATATCAGTAAATTATCAAAAGATCAAATTGCTTATTATGATGGTCAAACACCTTTAAGAGAGTCTTATAACGATTGGCTATTGAGACAGCCTAAAGATGTACAAGCCAGGCATTTAGGGGATTATCAAAAAGCTGATTTACTTAATTCAGGTAAATTGACTGTAGATCAATTCACAAATGCAAATGGCGAAGGCATAGGTATTAATCAATTGAGAAGTATGACAACTTCTGCTTATGATGTTGAAGGCGATACAATTAAATTTGCCAATGCTAAAGCTAAATTAGACATGATGAAACTATGGGCAACCAACCCTGATGACTTTATCAACAATAAAGAATTGACACAAACTCTTAAAGATTACTATTTGTTACAAACAAAAGATCTTAATGGTATATTGTCATATACAAATTATCGTGGAAATTTACTACATGTTAAAAAGGCTACAAGGAATAGAGTATTAAATTCTCCTCCTAGAGAAGATCAAATGATATTTAACCCTGCAACAGGGCGCTACGAAGATACACGATTATATCAACCTAATCCTTATGTGTTAAACAATAATTTAAGACTTGTTGATGAAAGCGAAGATTTATTAGATCGTGATAAAGTGTTTATTCGTAAGATTAATGACGATTTATCTGAATATATGAGTATAAATGAAAGAGCCGCTGTTGTAGATAACCTTCGTATTATATTCGGGAGACAACGTGTTAATAAAGATGTTTGGACAAACTTTAAAGCTGTATCAAATTCACAAATGAAATTCGACGTGATGAATGTTTCAGACACAATTGAGACACAATTGAGTAAAGATCAAGATGTTTTAAAAAAATTAAAACAAGCTAATTATATAGATCCTGTTTTAGGAGTTACTCAATTAGATGAACTTCATGATAATTTCTTAAGCAATATTCGTAAAAGAAATAATTGGGAAGATCGAATTGCTCCTAAAATTGCCAAAGAATTAAGAACTACATTTGATCCTTATTTACCAATTAAAATTAGAAGTAGGTTATCTGAAGATGATTTGAAACAATTTTATTTAAGATTTGCTCATAGATTAAGCCTTGCAGATTCTCCAGACAGAGATCAATTTGCTGTAGCATTAGGCAGAGACTTATACAATATGGCCAATCTCAATGGCTGGAGAAAACAATGGTATGAATTAGGCATGAAAGTGCTTGAATCTAAAAATGTAGGTAAGTTCTTTGAAGTAGAAACTTTTGGTGTACAGAAAAGAAGAATGAAGTCTAGAATGTCTGGACAATACTTCGGACCTTATTACGATACTATGGCTTATAATATTCGTGTTGTAGATCCTAGAATTCAAGAATATGCTAGATTACAAAGAAAAGTAGATATTGGTCTACGTGTAAGCGTAACTACAGATGATAATCGTTTAGTATTCCGTGAAGGCTATAAAACATATTTTATAGATAATGGCATATTTGGATTGGAAGATACAAGAATACCGATCACATCCACTAGTTCATTCAGTGATTTCCCTGAAGAATTTGTGGACAAAAATATGGTAGAAGCCTTGACATGGGCGTCTAAATCTAAATATCGCATAGATGAAGACTTTTATGATTTTGTGGATAAACTACTTTATTTTAAAGATGATAAAGGTAAAGCTGCATATTACGATGATTTAAATGAATATAAACATTATATTTCTGCTCGTGGAGATGCTTATGAAAGATTCAAAGCAATGGAGTGGTTAAGAGCTAGTGGTAAATCATTTTCAAATCATCCATTTATAGATCATCGTGCTCGTGTATATGATCGTGGATTAATCGGACCACAATCGGGAGAAAGCTTCAGACCTTTCTTAAACACAGAGATTGAAAAGAATTTTAGCCCAGAAGATTTCTTTAATTTTCAAGATCAAATAGGTTCCTTCTTAGGTGGTTTGTCTGATGAGTTTGAAGGTAATTTCAATTCATTATCAAATACTGGAAGACAAAAAGTTGCCATTAAATGGAGAAAAGACTTAGTTGAAATTGGCAATTTGATGTTATCTAAAAAGCCAAATGACATACGTAAGATATTAGAACATCCTACAGTTCATATGGTGGAGGGTGAGGAATTAGGTAAGTTCTTCAGATTTGCAATAGAGACAGCTAAAATTGATAACTATCTCAAAAAGACTGCAGGCAATTTTCCAGACAGAGGCGAATTGTTTCATATAAG